TGGTGACCACGGGGTCACGGAGGTGCCGCCACCGATGCGGGGCACGTTGAACATCACGGACTCTGCGGCTGCGGCTGCGAGTTGTGTCAGCGGCGCACCCATGTCGAACTGGTCGGTCGAACCGGCAACGGCATCGGACCAGACCTGCGGAGAGGCTTCGAGTCGTGCCGTGTACCGCTCGTTCGTCGGGAGGCCAGCGGTCTGAGCCTCGACGGCCATCATCTCTTCGTTGACCTTCTGCTCAACGTCGGTCGCTACGTCGGAATTCGGCATCCAACCGGAACCGAGGTTGACCCGCTCCTCGCCCGCAATGACACCACCGAGCGCCTCGAAGAAATACGGGTCCTGCTTCGACCACGCTTCCCCGAAGGACTCCCCCGTCTGTGACGAGAGCATCATCGCCCGAATGGGCGCACCACCGGCAACCATGTTGTAGGCAGCGTCCCACGCAGAGAACCCCCAGCGGGTAGCGCCCTTGATCGGGTTGTCCACCCACTCATCCCAAATGCCGGTTACGTCATTCCAGAAGCCCTCACCGGCTTGGCCGATTGGCCCCTGAACCTCACGGAGTTCGGCTTCCTGCATGACGATGGCGTTGGCTTCCGGTGAGCCTGGCTGCACGCCACCCTGGATGAACCCGAGTCCGAGATCAGCGGAGGCTTGCGGGTACACCTGCGAGAACGATGTCATCAGAGCAGCGTTCGCTGGAGATGCGAACTGGTCGTACTGAAGTTGGTTCAGGTCACCCTGAGCCTTCGACAGTTCGAGGAACAACTGCTGTGCTGGATCGTTGAATGCGGTCATGCGGGTTCATTGCCTCCCGTGGCAGACCAGTCGATGAGACGGGCGATGGACGGGTGCGGGAATCGTGCGTACATGGCACGGAGCGCAGCCTGCGGATTCGCCGCTACTGGATTACTGGCAGCACCGAGCTGTGCTGCGTTGGATTCGCCTGGTCGTTGCGTCGGCCCGAAGGCACCGGCTTGCGGCTTGGGAGGCCCAGCCCCTCCAGGGGAGGGTGCTCCCCCAGGTGTCGGTCCTGCTCCAGCCATTGGGGCACCGGCTTGTTGGGCCTCAGCGGCCTTCCGCTCTCCGTATGCGCCGCCCGAAGCAACCTGGAGGGGTTGCTTGCTGTTACCAGCGCCCCCATCAGTTCTTTGGGAAAGCGCTCCAGGCCCGCTAACTGCTGCGGGGTTAGCCGGTGTTCCATCAGCCATCAGTTCTCTCTTCCAGTGTTGCGAGGCGGGAGTTGATCTCCCCGATCTCGATCCTACGGCTCCGGTTCGATTCGTCCAGTCGGGCGATGTCCTTGTCGTGCAGAGTCTCGACTGATTCGAGCTTGCCGCTCAACACGTTGATCTGGTCAGTAGCCGACTGCCACTGAACGGCCAGCACGGAGACCGTCACGACGATGGTCATCACCGCCACGACGATCTGCCATGTGCTGATTCCGTTCGGTGTCTTGGGCATTCATCACGCCGTTCCGGTAGCGCAACTCGGTGCCGACCAATCGGACCAAACTCCATCGTTGCAGCCAGCGAGTTCGCCACAGACTTCGAGACCCGTCACACCACCGACCACGACCGGCGAGGTTGCGGGGTTGATGTAGAAGTACTCACCACCGGCAATGCTGTACCGGAGCTGATAGCCACAGTCGAACGAGGCGGGTGAAGCCGTCCAGGTGAACGTGACCTGATCCACGCCAGGGGTGGCGCTCGCCAGTGACGGCGGGTTCGCCGGTCCAATGTCGGGGTCGTTGATGGAGAGGTCATGGCCGCACGCATCGCAGATCGCTACCGGAGGGAGCGCCTCACGGGAGTAGTCGTATCCGCACGCCCCACAGAACGGTGCTGTATCAACGGTCATTTCGACTCCTTCTTCGCAGCGGCCTTCTTCGCAGCCGCAGCCTTCTTCCTGCCACGAGCCTTGGCTTCTAGCTGAAGCTCACGAGCCTTGGTGGCATGTGCGGTCTCACGACCGATGTCCTCGAAATACCCCATCACTTACCGCCTTGGTTGTCGTTCGGTCCCGACACGATGACGGGAGTCTGACCATGAGCCGCCTGCTCACGGTCTACGTTACTGGCATGGTCGTCGTCATCGTGGTCGCCTTGTGCGGGTGACTGCGTGTGCTCGACTGGTCCTTCTGCCTTCTTCATGATTTACCTCATCTGTCCCACGGACTGCACGCCGCCGCCCGCTGATTCCATCTGTGCGAGGATCGTCTGGACTGCCGGTGGCGGTCCACCCTCCGTTGATTCGCCTGGGGGGCCACCTGGACCGCCCATGCCGCCCTGGGCCATCATCGCCTCCTCCTCGGGGGACATCTGTGGCTCCTGTGGCGTGAAGAGCTTGGCGAGAGTGTCTGAGACACCGCCAGGCTTCTGCATGATCTCGATGAGCGCCACGCCAGCCGCAGGGTCTTGCATTGCGCCGAAGCGCTGGCCGAGACCACCGATGAGCTGTTCCTTCGCCATGTCCTGGTCGATGCGTTCGTTGATGAGCGACACGTTGTCCAGACCGTCCATGTTCTCCTGCATCGTCCTGCGGTCGATGATGCGGGCCTGGAGCATCTGGAGGCCAGCGACGATCTTCGAGTTCTCGTCGAAGGTCGCCATTGCCCCGTAGACCCGCTTGGTCCGGTAGTCCTTGTCGATGTCCTTCGACGGCGTGTAGTGCTCCTCGAAGTGGTTGCCGCCCTCGAACCAGAATATCTTCTTCCGTTCGGAGGCGTGCATCTTCTCTTCCCATTCGAGCCGTTTCCGGTCGATGAGTTCTACGGAGTGCCTGATGGCGGTCTGGTACTCTCGGACGTTGAGGTCGGCAGAGCTACCCAGCTCACGAATTCCCTGTCCGGTCGCAAATGAGTTCGGTGATTGCCCGTCCTGAGCAACGTCGTAACCGGACACCACCCTGAATTGTCTTTCCAGCGTGTTGATGGCTTGCCACGTCTGCTGGAGCTGATCACTGGTCGGCTTCTCGATTCTCGTGCCAGGCTCGAACTGGTTCACAGCCTTGCGGCCACGCTCGTAGGTGGACCCCACCATCTCACCGATGATGTTGGTCTCACGGAAGTTGGCATCCTCGACACCGATGAGGCCCAGGATGTTGAGCTTCGCCATCATCGCCATCAGCCCGAAGCTGTGATGCCACTGCGACTGGAGTTCATCGAAGCTGAACCGCTTCGTCACCACGAACGCAGGTCCCCCATCGAGGGGGTTGGCGATGTACGACACGATCTGCTCGATCTCGGGGATCAAGATGTAGGTCCCCATATCGCACATGTACTCGACAACCTCCACGCCACGGTGCGGGTGGCCCTCCCAGCCCGACGATGCGCCGATGACGGGGATACCAGCCGACCTTGTACGGCGTAGCTGCGCCTTGGTGAAGTCTTCATGGAACTTGGGGTACGCCTGCATGACCCTCTTGCGGTCCATGTGGCGGGAGACCGCCACCTCCATCGGCTGTTGGTCTGCGCCCCACATGCCAGGGTAGACATCGTACGGGTCACGCAGCTCTGCAATGGGGTAGGTGGTGTCCCCGAATTCTCGCTCCCGTATTACGTGGAGTGTGAAGCCGTATCCAGGGAGCCACCTACCGATCTGTGGGTACTGGAGTTCCATGCGGGAGGTCTCGTCCCAGCCACGCACGATGCGTGCCCGCTTCTCGGCCTTCTCCCGAGCAACGTCGGTGTCGGCCTTCGGGATCATGTCGGTCTTGATCGTCGGCTCACGACCGATCCGCTGGGCGAGTCTCTCCATACCCGAGTACATGATGTTCGCTGTGGGGAGGTCAACGCCGAGATCGGAGTCGGCCCCCTTGCCCGAGCCTGGGCCGTGGTTCGGCGTACCGCCGTGGTTGAGCACCGCCTGGACACCGGCAGCACCGCCGTTCATGACGGCTCTGATGCGGTTCCGGTCACGGACGTTCGCCAGCCCCTTGAGTGCTTGAACCTTGTCGTGAATCTCGCCGTATGACTTCATCGGTCTTCCCCGATACGCAGGCCACCGTCAGGGATACCGTAGTCGATCTTGATCGTGACGTTGCGCCCGATGGCCTTGATCTTGAGGAAGTGGTTCATCACCTGGCGAATCTTGTCACGGTCCTCGACGGAGGCCACGAAGATCACATGGTCCTCACGTTCGTTGATCTGCTCGACCAGGCTCTTCGTGTCCTTGACGAACTGCGCATCGGCGGTAGACAGCTCGTCATCGAAGTAGGAGCCACCTTCCCCCTTGCGTTGCCCAGGAAGCCAGAGGCCGTCAGGGGTCACCTTTCCGTTCTGCATCATCGCCCTCCTGGGTAGTTCGTTTGCCAGCCAACTTCGTTGAAGGCCGAAAGGTACGGATAGGAAGAATCTCTCGACAGCGACACATCGAGCATACGCTGCTCTTTCAGGAATCCTTGTATCTTCCCGACGAACGGGAACCACTGAGCCATCTTGATGTCTGTCTTCGCCTTCCGGTTCGCCACGCCATCCGTTGTCCACAGCTCAAGCTGTCGGAGGAGCAGGTTCACCTTCTGTCGTGCCTCTGTCGTTCCATACGGCAGTTCGATACTACCCGAATGGTAGAGAGGTGCCATTGCGGAGATTCCCAACTCCGAGTCCTGCTTGTTCTTGCCGGTCGAATGCTCTTTGATCTGGATGGGGTTGAAGCCGAACTCGAGAAGCATCGCCTTGTTGACCGCTTCCTTGACGAGCTTGTAGAACTCGATCTGCATGGCGTTGGTCTCGTAGTACCAGAGCGTCAGGTCGTACGTCCGGTACCAGTGCAGGATGATGCTGACGGCACCACTCACGCCACCGGACTGCTGGGTGTCGGAGTCCACCATCGCCATCCTGATCCCGTGGGGTGACTCCACTTCCTTGCGGTAGCTCCACAGGAACGACGCTTGGATACCACGGGCAGACGGGTCCAGCCCCCCAACGAGGTGCCCGAGGGGGACCTTCCATCCTTGTTCTATCGACCCGAGCCCTATGCCACGTTCCTTCTTCAGACACTCGTCACGGATGACCTGAACGTCGAAGACCTGCCCCTCTTCGGGGATCGGGTTGTTCTGGTAGCGCAGCGGGTAGAGATGCCCCAGCCCGAGGGTCTCCATCTCCAGCTTCTTCTCCATCAAGTATCGGTACGAACGGACCTCAGGGAAAAGCATGCAGTCATAGTGGGCATCGAAATCATCAGGGTCTTCACCACAGGAGTCGTCGTGAGCACGATCCACGATGACCTCCCACTGAAGGATGGAACCTTGAAGCTGGAGGAGGTGGTTGGGAATGTCATCCGGATGCTGTCGTGATCCGATTGCGATCTCGCAAGTCTCCTCAACTTTTCGAGTACCGATCTCTGCGAGCTTGTTACGGCTGTAGACACGCTGCCCCTCCTCACGGGTGGAGTCGTAGTCCTCAAGGTCGTCGATGATGATGATGTCCATGTCACGGGACAGGAACTTGGAAGTTCTCCCCAGTGCCAGGAAGCTCGAAGACTTCGCCCCGACATGGCTCTGTTGGGCGACCTTGATCTCTTTGGCGTTCCACGCCTTGTTGGACTTCAGACCAGGATCGAAGAGTTCACCTGGCGGGAGGATGTCGGCAATGAGCTGCTCGTCGTTCTCGAAGATGTCCTTCACCGAGCCGAGCATCAACTGGGCGACATCACGGGAAGCGCAGAACCAGCCGATGCGGATGTTCGGGTCCATGACGATGAACCACACGACGAACCGGATCAGGGTCTCGGACTTGCCATGCCGTGGAGGACTCAGGATCAGCCGCTTGCCTCCCGTGGCATACGCCTCGATGATCGTCCTGATCCATCTCAGGTGGAAGCCCTTGATGATCGGACGCTTCCCTTCCAGGTTGAAGTACCTTCTGGAGAAGACCGTGTACGCACGGACCAGATGGTCGATGTCCTTGACCATCTGAGGGTCATCGAGGGGGGTGCCCGACATCCCCCGCTCTTTGACCGACTTCATCAACTCGGCGGGGAGCATCGACTTGACCCTGTTCGACTGTTGCCACTTGGCCCGCTGATTCGCCATCGCCATGTCAGCGAGGATGCCGTGCATGGCTCTGGTCACAGCCGCAGTGGATACCTTCCAGAGAATCGCCAGTGCCGTTGCGGTGATCTCCCCCGACAAGAGCTGCTTGCGGGTGTAGTCATCGTCCATCAGCCGGTCGAAGACCTCGCCCTGCCGCTGTTGGGTGACCTGCTCCTTCGGGTCAGGGTTCTTGAAGATGGACTCTGCTTCATCAGCAGCCTTCTTCTTCGCCTTGTACCGCTGATTCGCAGCCTTCTGAGAATGAGCCTCAGTGCAGTACTTCGCTGACTTGGCCCTGTTGCCAGGGATCGTCTTCCCGCAACCCTCCAACTGACAGTACCGATCAGTCTTCTTGTTCCAGCCCTTGATCGTCTTCGAGGGCCGACAGGTCAGGCAGTACTCACGCCTTTGCGCCCCCGTACCAGAGACCTTGAACCAATTCCCACATCCTCGACACTCACCCTGATAGATGGGAGGCTTGCCTCCATCCATCAAGTGATCATCGCAGTATCGCCGCTTCCAATGGTCTTTGATGAAGAGGTTGTCACAACCAGAGCGGTCACATGTCAGTTCTGTCCCAACACGGGCGCTCTTGTTCTTGTTACTCACGAGAAGAACCATATCACGACAACCGTCCTCCTCGCAACGTGCCTCGCATTGTACGAAACGTAAAGGGGAGTATATAAGGGTTTGCAGACCTTGACAGACCCCCCTAGACTGGCCTTGTCGGGGGGATGAGGGACGGAGAACGGTGCAGGAAGACTCGAGAATTCTCCTCTTCTACCGTTTCAATCTTACCAAG